CTGTTTGCGATTTGCCGACAGCAACGGTTTATGCTCCGTCTATTTATAAGAAGCAGGCCACCTTGGAAATGATTGGTGCATCTGGCAATACGACAGAGACTTGGACTATGTGTAACGCTTGGCCGAAAGAAGTGAATTGGGGCGACCTTGATTACACTGCAACAGATATTTCGACGATAGAAGCAACATTGCGATTCGATAGGGCGATAAAGAGTTAGCAATTTGCTTTTAAATGTCAATATATCCGGCCTCGCCACATCAAATCTAAAATGTGGCGAGGCCGGTTTCGTTTGAGGAGAAATTCTTGCCTGGGTTCAATATTGGTCAGAATAATCAATCACAGCAGCCTGGGGCTACTATTGAGTTAGCACGCCAGCATAGGTGGAGATTTGCCACTTTAGATCCCCTGCAAGATATATTGATATATGCCCATAAAGCTGGAAGACCAAGAGTTGAATTTGATAGAGCAACATTACATTACCAACAGGATTGTGTTTATTTCCCTGGTAAGCAAAAATGGTCTCCGATTGAAATTAGTTTCTATCATGTTGTTGGTAATATAGATGTTGCTGCAAAGATTTATAGCTGGTGGTCTACTAACGTCATAAAAATAGCTAGCTCTGTAATTAATTTTAAGAAGCAGACCTGTGTTTTAGAATTAATTGATGGTAATGATTCTGCTATATATAGATATACCATGCATGGATGTTGGCCATCTAAAGTTACGCCAGATGAATTAGATTATGCATCATCAAAAATCGGTGAAATCACATTCACGCTTGAGATGGATAAATCAACAGAAGAAGCAATAAATAACTAGGAGGTATATTATTCCAGGATTTATTGTTGCAGCTGATGTCGGTGCTGGAATTGCTGCTACGGAAAGCAATTTGAAGCCGGTATATCAATATACATGGGAAATTATCAATCTGTTTGAAGATACGCGTAGCTTGTTTCCAACAAAATTACTGGCTAAAGAGGCTACATTACCAACATTCACAATTACAAAAGACACAGTTGATGGCTCATCTCTTGTTTATAAATATGCTGGCATGGTTACTTGGGAAGACATAAGAATTACTTTTTATGATATGGTAGTCGGTTTCAATAAAGCATCTCAAATTATTAAAGATTGGCGTGAAAAGGTATGGTCAGCCACGACAGGTCTTAAGAGTCCATCAGATTATAAAAAAGATTCTGTGATTAAAGTGTACAACTTAGATTTCACATCTTCGTCAACCTGGACATTGCACGGCAGTTGGCCACAAGTTGTAAAAGAAGGCGATTTAACATATACTGCTACCGAAATAAAGGTTATTGATGTTACTATTGCATATGACTGGGCAGATTTAGAGTTTGATGATCAATATGTTCCTGGTTATTGATCATCTGTTTTGTATGGTAGATATAATCTAGACAATAATTTTATCCGAGAGGTAGAACATGTCAAACCATGTAGAAGAAGAAATCCGTTTATCTGGTGGAGATAATGCACCACAGGCACAGCCAGGTAATTTGCCTGTCGATAAACCTGTGTCTGATCTATCTAAGTTAGTCAGTAGCGCTACATCAGATATCGATGTTGTCGATATTATTTCTAGAGCATCACCAGAACAGCTCATTCCATGGGAAGAAACTACTTTGCCCAGCAAGGGATTGTATTATGGATGGAGTTCTGGTGTTGTAGCAGTCAAGGCATGGTCGGCAAAAGTTGACAAAATCTTGGCTACTGCTAGGCTTGCACAGAGTGGACAATCAATCAACTACATGATACAGGAATGCTGCCGATTCCCTGACGGTTTTGATGTTCAAGACATGCTGATTGGCGACCAGATTTATCTATTATATTATCTACGCGGTATTACTCACGGCAATGTCTATGAGTTTGTTTCTACCTGCCCAGATCAACAATGTCAACAAGTTGCCACACATACAGTTGATCTAAATGAGCTCGTTAACACCATCGTATGGGCTGACGAGTCATTAGGTTCCGAGCCATTTAAAGTTGTTTTGCCATATCTTAGCAAAACAACCGGCAGAGAAATTACGGCATCGATCAGATTTTTGCGTGTTCGCGATGCCAGTGATATTCAAAGGACAAAAAGAGCAAAGAGCATGCTCGTCGGCGGTTCTAGAGCTAAAATCAAACCAAGAGAGCGTGCTCAGCAAATAGTAGACCATAGTCATGATGAGGTTGTGCTGGATGACTTAGTAACACAAAACATTGAGACGGTAATTACCGATATAATGGGTGTTACTGATAGATTTAAAATTAAGAGTATTGTCAATAAGATGCATTCAACTGACATCGCTGTAATTAGAGAGTGGTTATCTGATAATACCCCAAGTATCGAAACAGCAGTCGAAATGCAATGTGCGCAATGTAATACATCATATCGTGCGATGCTGCCTATCACAGAATCATTTTTTCGTCCACAGGTCTCACGAACAATGTGAGAAAGAATGGAATATGCTGATGGAACAGCAGTTCGCACTACGCTGCGGAATAGGTGGAACGGGGGAACTTACGCTCTTTGAACAAAATTCGATGACTGGTGAAGAGCGTGCTTGGTGGTACAAGAAGATAGAAAAGGTAGCGGAAGAGCGCAATAAAAAAGAATCTTCATCTGCACCTAATTTATCTCGTTAATAACTATTAATCTCCTATTTAGCAAAGATATTAAAACAGAGGTGAATATACATGGCTATATATCAACGAATTTCTGCGAGACGTGGTAACACGGTACAGCTGGACACTCGTTTTTTACGTGGTGGTATCGCTACTGCACCATATGCAATACGAAAAGTTGAAATATACAAAACACAGATAATTCCTTCTAACCTTATTTCAACATTTGTTTGCGTTGATCCATGTGATCCGAGATATCCTTCGCCCGTTGAATATATTAGGACCAACACCGAATGTGGGCCGTGTGGTACAGAAGGTGAAGAAGGTGTGATTGTTCCGGGCGAATACAGATTGATGCTTGATATACCCGCAGACGCAGTCGTACCAGATATTTATTTTGATGTTTGGTATTATATTCCAACAGACCCATGTACAATGGAAGAATTTGCTGGCTCGTGTGTCACTGATACCGCTGGTTGCACCCAATATCCAGACTTAGATGATCCACTTTTAAGTGGTCTTGTTCTACAATCCTGCAACAAATTCTGGGTTTATTCTGATGATTGGGATGTTCAAGATTCATTAACGGCAATTAGACTTGGATTTGAGCCACTTGACCAGAAATTCAACCAACCAGAAATTAGGCCGCTTGAAATTGGCATTATGCCATTGCCGTTATATGATTATGATTTTAACTTGGTCGCACCAATATTACCACAACTAACTGGTACAATTACAATTAAGACCGAGAACAATGAAATATTAGTTGAGGAATATCCACTAACGATTGGCCTTCGGCAGGGCTCATATCGTTCAAATCCATATGTATTTCGATATATGGTAGACACGATGAAATTTCTAAAAGGTACTTATGCTTATAATATTACTGCTATTTTACCAGACGGAACCACGCGAACCAGCAAACAATTTATTTTAACAATATCGTAAAAAATGGCTATACTAATTGGGCTGACAACTTATATTGAAGTGATACAAGTTACGCCGTTGGTTAGTAGCTTTAGCACTAGCAATGTGATACTTGGTGTTTCTAGATGGCAAAATCCAGGTAATCGTTTTGATGTGAGCGGCGATGGTGTTATCGATATCAACGACTATAATGCTATAATCAACTACATCAACAGCAACGGCAGTGGTGCGTTGCCTAAAAATAGACCAGTAAATGCACCGTATGTCGATGTGAACGGTGATGGTATTGTCAATAATCAAGATGCAAATCAATTATTGGCATATCTTCAAAGTAAAAAACTTATAGACACAACGCCAACTACAGAATATAGTATTTCCGATTTTAAGATTCAGCGTGATTTAGTAAATCCAACCGGAGTCTCTACAGTTAAGGACGTAGCTGCTTATAAGGGCATATTTCCAACAAGTGATTATTATATTTATTTTAGAGACTTGTCGACTAATGAATTTACTGAAACGACATATGCGACAACAGTGGCAAGCCGAGACAGCCTTGTGTTTGTTCACAAGGACGTAATAATACCAGTACACCCATTTACTCCTGGATGTTATAATGATTCGTGCGTTTTTAGGTTGATAAAATCGAGAATAGCAGCAAGCGAAATACTACCAATCCGATTTAATAAGATAGCTGGTGCCACTGGCGCTATAGCAACTACAGGAGAAGGATTGCCAATGCCAGGCACTGATACTAGTGAGATGCCAACTCAACCAACAGTAGCGGAAGTTACAACGGCAGAGATAACTTATGTTGAACAAATAACTACAGAGACGACGACCATAATAACACCACAGGTTGTCGCATTAGATCTGTTCCCATCACCATGCGTAATCATAGGTGAAATTAAACTTATTTGCGTTTCAACAAATGGTGATGATAATCCTGGTATAACATACTGCACCGCTAAGATGACATCCGACGTTGCTCCGGCACCATATATAGCCAGCGCAGACAGTGAATATAGTGCAGCATATGGTGCTTGGAAAGCATTTAATAGGACAAATGCAGATGAGTCTGACCAATGGGCGAGTGCTACAACCGCCTTACCGCATTTTGTACAATATGACTTTGGTACTGGCGTAATCATAAACAAGTACGCAATACAAGAGCGCAATTCCGCAAACTACACCGGATTTCCAAGCGATTTTACTTTACAAGGTTCGAACGATAACGCTAGTTGGGACGTTTTAGATACCAGAACAAATATCTCAGCACCTGGACCAGCTTCTTGGAGTTCATATTTCACATTTAATAATGGTACGGCTTACCGCTATTACAGGTTAAATGTGACTGCTGTGATCGGTGGTAATACTGGTGTGAACATTGCAGAATTAAAGCTGATTTGTGCTTCTGATGGCGACAATAACGCAAGTACAAGCACATGTACAACTATAATGGCATCAGACAATGTTCCGATACCTAATGTTGTCAGTGCGAGTGGTGAATATTATTCTGAATATCGTTCTACTTATTACTCTGCTTGGAAAGCATTTAACGGAACCAACATTGGTGAATCAGATAGATGGGTGAGTACAACATCAAATTCGCCGTGGTACATTCAATATGATTTTGGTGCTGGGATACCAATAAATAAATATGCAATCCAGGAGCAGAACTATAATGGTACCACTGTTATAAATGACGTCATTATAAACGAACAGAATTATAATAGTGATAATGGCTTTCCAAGCGACTTTACATTACAAGGGTCCAATGATGCTGTTAACTGGATTACATTAGACACGAGAGTTAATATTGCTGCTCCTGGTATGAACAATTGGACTCCATACTTCACATTCAACAATGGTATAGCTTATCGCTATTATAGATTGACGATGGCTATAGCAGGACTACCACAGCCAGTTGTTGCGACACCAGACGTATTAGATGTATCGATAATGGCTGATGATAGTTTCACTTTATATCTTAGTACTGATGATGCTGTTATCGGTACTAAGATAACTGGACCGGTTGGCAACCTTAAAACGATTACTAACCTTGACATAAATCTTGCATCTGGTGTAACTAACTATATTCACGTAATCGCCAAAGATACAGGAAGTGCGATTGCTGGATTTGCTGGCATCTTTGAAATTATCGGGACATCATTTAAGTTTGAGAACGATTCACAAAAACTAGATACGACAGAACTTAATTATTGGTCTGTTAGTAAAGCGGGTTTTGGAACAGCATATGAAACTCCAACTAGATCGGTCGATACCAACAGAAACTGGGCTAATTTTGGTGTTGGTGGGCAATTTTTAACTAATTATGCAATTTGGACAAACAAAGGGCACGATTTCAAGGTGTATCGTTATTTCTCTGCAAAGGTTATACCATATTAAAATATGAGTACTCCTGAATTCAAAGCATCTGATCAGTCGTTTTCACAAACGCAGGAAACATCTATCCAGACGTATGCCGTATCTTTTGATAACAGATATATGATCACTGGGTTTGTGAATGCCAGTTTAATGCCTGGTACGCCGTTTGTTAATATGTGGGGAAATGTGACGATAGCCAATTTATTGTCGACTGACAATAAGGGTGTTATAACGAGAATAAAT